GCACCCAGCCGACGAAGCCGGACCACAGGCTCGTGAAGAACTTGCCGACGGCAGACCAGGTGCTGTTCCACCAGCCGACGAAACCGCCTACGATGCCTTGAATCCAGCCGATAAAGCCGGACCAGATGCCCTGAATCCAGCCGACGAAGCCGGACCAGATGCCCCCGATCCAGTTTGCGAAGCCGCCCCAGAGTTGGTTCCACCAGGCCACGAATCCGTCTGTGACCTGTTTGATCCAGTTCATGAAGCCGCCCCAGACCTGGCTCACCCAGGCCACTACGGCGTCCCAGTTGGCGATCAGGAAGACGAGCGCGGCGATGAGGGCGATGATCCCGACGACGATCCAGGTGATCGGGTTCGCGAGGAGCGCCGCCGTCGTGGCCCAGATGCTCACTGCCCATGCCGAGAACGCGACCACCAGGCCGACGCCGATCGCCGTGGCAAGGACGGGGATCAGCCACTGGTTCTTCACGATCCAGTCGGTGAAGCCCTGCACTGCGGGGAGCACGAACGTGCCCACCTGCGTGAAGAGGGTTTCGAAGGACCGCCCGAGCATCTTGAGGCTGTTCTGCGGGGCGCCGCTCAGTGTTGCCCCGAACTTGTCGGCCGCTCCCGCGGTCGATTGGATCGCCTTGTTCGCCGGGTTGATCATCTTCAGGAACGCGGGGATCTGGTCGGTGCCCAGGTCCTCGAGCGGGGTTCCGAAGAGCGCGAGAGCGGCCTGCGACTGCTGCGCCGGGTCCTTGATGCTCTGGATTGCCGAGACGATCTGTCCCATGGCCTTGTTGGCCGTCGGGCCCCCCTTGAGGAGCTTGTTCGTCATGTCCTCGGCGTCCAGGCCGAGGCTCTTGTACACGTCGGTGGTGGACTTGGACATGTCCGTCGCGCGGATCGTGAACTCTTTGAGGGAGTCGCCGACCTTGTCCATGCCGATCTCGCCGTTTTGCGCACCGGCCACGATCATCGCCATGGCCCGGTCGCCGTCGATCCCCAGCGCGGAGAAGTGCTTCGAGTACTCGTCCATGATGGGGAACACTTCGCCGCGGAGGTTCTTTGGGACGCGCGTCATGGCGGACGTGATCTGGTCCATGGCCTGGTCGGCGTTCTTCGCCAGGCCGTTCTTCATGAGGATGCCCGCCGTTTGCGCGGACTCCGAGACGTCGACGTCGAACGCGGACGCCAGGTTCATGGCCTTTGAGGTGATGTCCTGGAGGTCCGCGGCCGACGCGTCCCGCATGCCGCCGATCGAGGACATGACCGCACCCACGGCGTCTGTCGTGTCGCCCAAGCCCTCGCCGTAGGCCCCCGCGTAGAGCTTGCCCGCGACGTCGCCTGCGCGCTGCGACTCGGCGTCCGTGAGCGTCATGGACGCCTTCAGGGTGGCCTTCGCGTCAGCACCCGCGACGGCGCTGTTGAAGCCGCCCATGAGGGCCGTCGCGAGGCCTGCGCCGGCTACGACACCGGCGACACCCTTCCAGCCCGCGGTGAAGCGGCGCCCGGATCGCTTGCCGGTCTCTTCGCTGGCCTTCTCCGTGGGGCCGGCCATCTCTTCGGCGATCTTCCCCTGAGCGCCTTCGAGGGTGGGGACGAGCTTGATCCACGCTGTCGCGAGCTCGACATTGGACATGTGCTCGTCCCCTTTCCCGGGTTATTCCTGGTCGTCCCACCAGGAGTCGAAGTCCTTGATGGGGATGGGCTCGGCGCCGACGCGCTGACCTTCTTGTTTCGTGCCCGGGCGTTCGACCTTCTTGGGTCGCGATCCCTTGCCCCCGCCGCGCTGCCAGTTCCCCGAGTTGATGCCGTCGAGGATTGCCGCGGCGAGGTATTCGGCGACGTCCCAGTTGGCGGCTTCGCCGAGGAAGCTGCGGCCAAGCGCGGACTGCCGCGGGGTGTGCTCGATGACCACCTCGAGGTCTCGCCAGGACAGCTGCTCGGTGCCGATGTCGTTGAGGTTCTTCCCGATCCGCAGCAGCTCGTACTCGATGGCGCTGCCGTGGGGTCCGGTGATCAGCTCGGCGAGGGCGATTATTTTCCCAGCGAGGTCTGGGATTCCTCGGTCCAGGCCCGGATGAGGTCCTGGGTCTGTTCCTCGTCGAGGAGCTCGTACACGCCGGGCGCGTGGGCCTCGAAGATAGCCTTCGTGGCCTGAGCGATCAGGGCCGCGTCTCCGGGGTCGATGTCGCCCTGGCGGCCTTCCCGGATGAGCGGCGCGACGCGCTTCATGCCTTCGATGAGGGGGTCCTTGAGGCCGTTGGTGAGGTACTGCTGGTACGGCAGGGTGTAGGTCTTGCGGTCGCCGGGGACCTTGAATTCGAAACGGTTCTGTTTGATGCTCGCCTTCGCGGCGGGTACTTCGTAGGGCATGGGGCCGTCCTTCCGAACATGTGGGGCCGTGTGGGTGTTGGTAGGGCGCGCCGCGGCTAGGCCCCGTGGCCGCGGCGCGCCCGGCAGAGGGTCAGGCCCGGGTGAACGGGGCTGCCTGGGAGGTACCAGAGGGCGTGGTGACCGTTACGTTCGCGGCGCCGGCGGCACCAGCGGGGACGATCGCGACGATGGTCCGGGAGTCGATGACGGTGAAGTCGTCCGCTTCGGTCGCGCCGAACTTGACGCTCGTGGCACCGAGGAAGGTGGTTCCGGTGATGGTGACCTGTTCGCCGGCGGCTTCCGGGTTCGGTTCGACGTCGGTCACTGCGGGGACCGGATTAGACCCGGCGATGACGCCGTCAGTCGTGTAGATGTAGATCGAGTTGCCCAGCTCGTCCGGGTAGCAGGAGAGCTTCACTCCGGGGGTCACGGCGCCGGACTTCACGAACTCGAGTTCAGTCTGTTCAGTGACCTGGCCGCGGGGCGCGACGATGAGGATGCGGCGCGGGCCGTCCTTCATCTTGAAGTACCAGGCCTTGATGGGCAGCTCGTCGCCGTTGAACTTGCCCGCGAGCTCCGTGCCGTGGGTTGTCGTCGCGGGGGTGACCTCGACGTTGTCGTCGCCGAGGTAGTTCTTCAGGCTGGCTTCGTTCAGCTCGAGGTGGGCCCATTCGAGGACGCCGTCGAAGTCTGTGAGGATGCGGCGGATGACCGCACCCGACCAGTCCTTGATGTCCTCGGTGTTGCGGGTCGGGGTGAGCTTGAGCCCGTCCTCGCTGATGTAACCCGTGTCGACGGCCTCTGCGGGGATCGCGTCGCGGATTCCCTTCGGGTGGTCGGCATTGACCGGGGCTGTGAGGATCGCTCCGGTCGTGAGCTGGTCGGGGGCACCGACAAACACGTTGTTGGCGTTGACTGCCATGGGTTCTTCCTTCCTAGATGGCGGTGCCCCGGATATCGAGGCTGTAGGTGGCCGTGTAGCGGGATTGGGTGGTGGTGGGGTCTGGGAGGTTGGCCGGCCGGGAGAATTCCCCGACCCGGTAGACGGCCGCCCCAGGTTCGAGGTCGGTTCCCTCGAGGGCGTTGATGTACGCCCGGGCGAGGTTCGCGAGGTCGCCGGCACGTTCGTCGGTGCGCGCGTAGGTTTCGACGACGACGGTGGGCTGGTCGGTGACGAGGTCTCGCCGGGTCCCGCCGATGACGTAGAGGCGGATGTACTCGGCCGGTCGGGGGTCGGGTGTGCGGCCCCCGACCGGGACTGTGATGCCGCGCCCTGCGAGCCAGGCTTGGAGGCCCTGGGCGAGGCGTTTCTCGACGTTGGGGAAGAGGATTGCTTGCACTGGTCACCTGCCCGCGTCGAGGGCCCGGGTGAGCGCCCGGTCCTTCGCTTCGGCTTCGCGTCCGGCGTCCGAGGCAGTGCGGATGAAGATCACTGCTCGGTCCCCGCTGCGGCCGAAGTTCGCCTTGAAGTCGTCGCCTCCGCCGGCTGTCTGGGCAATCGCCTCGCCTCTGCGTTTCAGGTCGGCCCGGACGGCGGAGCTGTTGAGGGTGCCCCGTGCGCCGGCGCTGTTCATCTTGATGCGGATGCTCTTTGCCATGGCGGTCATCCCTCCCAGACGGTGATTTCGAAGCCGAGGTATCCGATGCCGCTGAGGCTTGGTTGCCACAGAGGCTCCCCGGTGATGGCCCACTGACGGGGGTCGCCGGGGAGCCGGATGCGGTCGGTGCCGCGGACGTCCGCGGTCCTGTCGGGTAGCTGGACCGTGTAGCGGGACTGCCGGGCTTCTCTCCGGTCCAGGTCCTCCGCCGTGCCTGCTGGCTGCACGAGGGCCTGCTCGAGCGGATGCTCGTCAAGCTCCCCGGCCCAGTCCCGGACCTCGCTGTTGTTGTCGTTGATGGTCGGGGCGCGCAGGCGGGTGATGGTCTGCCGGAGACCGGCCATGAGAAGCGGGCTCATGACCGGTCCCCTTCGCCGAGGCAGTATTTCTCGACGGCGTCGGTCCACTTCTGGGTGACACCGATGGTGGCTTGGGCGCCGTAGGTGACCGAGTTCGTCCCCGCTGACTCCTGCTGCAGGTGCGGCAGTGTCGTGGCGACGATCTGGGCCTGCTCGAGAATGGCGTCCTCGATGTCGCCGGGGATGGTGGCCCATCCGTGGTTGTAGGTGACCCGGATGTTCCCGAGGCCATCCGGCCAGCACCCGTTCCGTCGGAGGACCCCGGAGTTGCGGTCGATCGTGAAGTCGGCGACCGGAACCCCGTCAACGAGCACCGTGGGGGTGCCGTTGACGGGGGCCGCGGGCAGGAGCAGCGTGTCGGTCCCGTTGCCGTTGAGGGTGATCTCGTCGCCCTCAACGGCGTGGACCGGGTGGTTCACCTGCCCTCGGAACCGGTTACTTGCCCTTCGGAGCGCGAGTGCGAGCCGGGGGTCGCTCTGCGGCAGCCCCGTCAGCAGCGCCAGATCCGTCAGCGCTGCCAGTTGCGGATCCGCCATCGCCGTCACCTCCCTGCTCGGTGTTGGCGCCGGCACCGTCTCCCGTGTCGGCCTTGGCCGCCTCTTCGGCTTCCGCAGCTGCCTTGGCCTCTGCCTCGGCCGCCGCTGCCGCCTGAGCGTCGGCATCCGCTTGCGCAGCGGCTTCGGCGATCTCCTGGCGGGCCTGCTCGAGCGCGGCCGTGCTGGTGCGCTCGTCCCCGACGTCGCGGGTCTCGACGATCTCGTCGGCCTTGAGGCCGAGCCGGTCGGCGTCCTCCTTGCGGTAGCGGACGCCGCCGCTGATCACCATGTCGCCCATGGGGATCACGCCGTGAGGTCGACGATGCAGAGCTTCGCCGGGTTGCGGAACAGCTGAACTGCGCGCAGCTCAGCCCGGATGTAGGTGAGGTTCCGCTGGGCGTAGTCCTTGTGCTGGTTGAACGCCAGAATGGACAGCGCCTCGAGCAGGAGCAGCTGGATCGTCTTGAAGTCGCCGACCACCGCCTGCCCGACCGGGACCGCCTGGGAGCCGATGCGCTCGTAGCCCCAGGCGGTGCCGGGGCCGGTGCCGAACGGGCCGTTGCCGAGGTAGCGGCCGTCGGCGTCCTTGAGCAGGTCCCAGGCCTCGTCGTCCTCGGGGTTGAGGAGGACGCCCTGGATGTTCGCGCCGCTGGTGGTGCGCAGCTTCGTGATCGACTTGCGGATCGTCGTGGGGACGTCCGTGACGAACGCCTGCTGCAGGACGCCGGTGGTGTGGAACAGGCCCGCGGGCTCGTCCGCGGTGCCCGCACCGTTCAGGACGATGTCCTCGATGAGGATGTCGAGGTTCTCCGTGAGGGTGGAGTCGATCAGCGTCTGGATGATGCCGTCGTCGGAGAGCTCCTGGTTGGTGACCTCCATACCGTCGGCGTAGGTGAATGCCTTCGCGTCGGCGGTCTGGGTGGTGAGCGTGGACAGCGGCTTGAGGCCGGTTGCCGGGGTGGTACCGGCGTTGTCCTTCGCCTCGGCCACGATCGAGGCGTTGTTGGTCTTGGACACGACCTGGCGGTACTGGAACCACGGAAGGTTCGTGGTGCCCTTCGTGATCAGGTCCAGCAGGCGCCGCTCGGGGCGGTAGACGAGGTCGTCGACCTCGTTGGTGCGGACGGCGCGGGCGTTGCCCTGGTCGCCGGTATTGATGGTGGCTGCCTTCGCCAGCGTCTTCGGGCCGATCTTGTCGGCCTTGATGCTGATCGGGGTGCCCTTGCCGACACCGGTCGGATGCGCCTTGCGGAAGCCGACGTAGGCCTCGGACTTGATGAAGCGCTCACCGAGGGTGAGACCCTTCGTGGCCGGAGCGTCCGGGGTCTCCTGGTCGTCGTCCGAGGGGACGGCGCCGATGCCGGCGAGAGCCTTGGTGGCGGCCTCCTGCTGCTCGAGCAGCCCCTTGATCCGGGCGTACTCGGAGGCCACGGTCTTGGCGCGCTCGGCGTCCTCGGCTGTGAAGGTGTCGGGGGTGTCGGTGGCCTTCGTGCGCAGCTGTGCGGCCTCGGCTGCGAGCGCTGCGAGCATTTCCTTGAATTTCATCCCTATGGTCCTTTCTGGGGTTACGGGATTTCGGTGAGCTCGAGCAGCGCTCGAGTGCTCGGGTCGAGCTGGGCCGCCTTCGGGGCGTCCGGCTCGCCGGTCTTGGGGGTGGGCGGCGGCGTGGACTTCTGTTCGTCCTCGTCGCCGGTTTCGCGCTTCTCCACGGCGGCGATGACGTCGCCGAGCTGGGAGTGGGCGGTCTTGAGGGCGTCGACGTGCTTCTGGGCCAGGACCCGGCCTTCCTTCATGAGGAGGCCCAGTCCGCCGGTCGCGAGGCTGCCGTCGGCCTTCACCGACAGGAGTTCGGTTTCCGGGTTGGCGCCTTTGAAGCAGGGGCCGGCTTCCCAGAGGTCGATGTCGGTGATGTGGAACTCGACGGTGTCGTCCTTCTCGACGAGCTCCCAGTCGCGGACCTGACCGCCGATGCTGAACTCGACGATGCGGCCGGCTTCCATGAGCTTGTGGACGCGGGCGGCGCGGGGGTTGTCCTGGACGTCGAGGATGCCCTTGAGCTTGAGCCCCTGGTCGGTTTCCTCCGCGGACGTGTACTCGCCGATGAAGCTGTCCGGGTCGCTCCACTGGTGAGACCAGACGACCGGGATGTTCCGGCCCTTCACGATCCACTCGGCGAGGCTCTTGGTGAAG